GAGGCGCGACGGGGCGGCTGCGGGGGCGCTGGTGGTGCTGGTGGAGATGCTGAAGGCGCAGTAGGTGGAGAAGGTGGTATAGGATTAAATTATAATATTGCTGATGGCACTACATCAGTAGGTTATGCTGGTGGTGGTGCTGGTACTGATGTAGAAAGTTTTCCACAAGGCACTTCAGTACCTTTTGGTGGAGGAGATACGAATCAAACTAATCATCAACAACCAAATTGGTTTCCAGGCTTGCCTGGTGCTGTAAATAGTGGCGGCGGAGGTGCTGGAGGAAGAAACATTAATCCTTCTTCTCCTACTGGTGGTGCGTATGGTGGTGATGGTGGGCCTGGTGTTGTTATTGTTAAGGAAGTTCAATCTACTTTTTCTAATCCTACAACAACATTAATATCAGATACATTCACTGCAAACTCTACTCCAACTAAAGCAAGAATAGTTTTATTTGCAGAAATTAGTAGTACATTAAATTCACAATTAAGTGCATCTGCAACTAGAGATAATACAACTTTTAATTCGATAACTTTAACTGATGAGGGTTATGTAACTGGTTCTAGTGGAACTAAAATATTTACTGGTAGTACACCTCTAACTGGAACTGCAAGTCCACAAGTTCAACTTCGTTGGAAAATTTCTGGAACTAGTTTATCTCATGTCAATACAATTCATGGTGTTGCGTTACAATGGGCATAACAAAATTAGAAAATCAAAATCTTAATGATAATGTAATTACTTCTAGTAAGACTACTGGTACATCAGTTGACTCATCAAAAATAGGTGCAAATATTACAAATGATGATATATCACCAAGTGCAAACATATCAGCAACTAAATTAGATTTAAGTAGTGTTCCTTCATCTCAATTTGTTAAAGCAAATGGTACTGGTGGTACAATAAATGTACAAGGTATAGATGAAGCAATTTTTAATGTTGGACTTCTTGGTTTTAAAATGGCAGTACAAGAAGGTTTAACAATATTTAATTTAGTAGATGGTATTGTTGATGAATTCAATAGTGAAGGTGGTGTTGATACAGCTGAAAATTCAAATTCAATATATGATGCATCTGGAGATTTTTATTCAAATCAACAAGTGAATAATGTTGAATTGTTATTAACCACAAGCACTGCTCATCTTGCTGACCCATCTCAAGCACCAATTTTAACTTACAATGCACAAGTTGTTGGTGCAACAGAAGCACAAGCGATTGCAGATACAACTTCATATCCCCAATATACTTCTTCAACTAATTACTACAAAGCAACACAACTTACAAGTTTTGCAAATATAACTTGGCCTAGTGCAACAACTTCGTGTACTGCAACATTAATAGGTGGAGGTGGTGGTTCATATCCAGGCGGCCCTAATAATGGTGGTGCTGGTGGTTCTGTAAAGGCAACAATCAATGACCCAGAAATGGGAGGAACAACTTGGGATATAATGGTTGCTGGTGGTGGTTATAAAAATGCAACTCCTCAATTACCAACTGGTGGTATAGGTGGTGGTGGACACGGAGTTCACGCTCAAGGTGGTGGTGCATCTGTCATATTCAATGGTGAGGCAACAATTCAACCAGGCTGTATGGTTTTTGTTGATGATAGTGGCCCTTCTCCTTTTTCAACCCCACAAGGAACACCAGCTGCAGGGCCTGGTCACGGTGGAACTGCAACTCCTGGTTCTGCACCTTTAACTGTTCTTGCAGTCGGTGGTGGGGCTGGTGATATATATGCACCACATACTGGTGGTTCTGCTGGAGATTTTAGTCAAGGTAGAAGAGGTGGTGATGGTTCTCAAACAATTAGTTCAGTTTCATATCCAGAGGGTGCATCTGGTGGTGGAGGAAGAGGCCCAACATCACCTTACGACCCTTCACCAACTTCTCCATCTGTTGGTGCTAAAGGTAGTGGTAGAACTGGTTCTACAACTCAAGCAGGAGATGGTATATCTTGGCCACAACAATTTTTTAGAGGTGGTGCAGCTTATAATCCACCTTCGCCTGGACAGTATGATATGGGTGGTGGCGGTTCTGGTTACAGAGGTGGTGGAGATGGTTGGAATAGTGGTGTAGGACACTCTGGTAAATCTGGTGGTGGTGCTGGTTATCACGATACATCTTTAGTTCCTGCTCCTTCAATTACAAAAGATAGTCCAGTCTTTCCATCTAGTCCAATAAATCACGAAGCCGCATTTAAAACAGATATATATCCTACTTTACCTGCATCTGGAAGAACTTTATTTGATGACAATGCACCATATGTAGGTGATGGTGCAAACCCATCTAAACCAAATCCAATCAATGGTGGTGATGGTGCAGTATTTTTACAATTTGATGCATCTGTTTTAAATAGTAGTTTGACATTAGTATCTGATACTTTTACTGCGAACTCAACACCTAGTACAGCAAGAATAGTAGTATTTGCAGAGTTACCAGACGGAACTTCAGATTTTACAATTAGTGCAACAAGAGATAATACAACATACAATGCTATTACTTTAACTGATGAAGGATATGTGACTGGTTCTAGTGGTACAAAGGTATTTACTGGAAGTACACCTTTGACTGGTAGTGCAAGTCCTCAAGTGCAATTAAGATGGAAAATAGTAGGTTCATCATTGACTGGTAATAATAAAATACATGGTGTATCTTTACAATGGGCATAAGTCAAAGTCAATATCTTGGTAATCCTAATTTAAAGAAAGCTTTTGTAAGTCAAGAATTCACAAAAGAAAACATTCTTGAGTTTCAAAAATGTATGAATAATCCACAGTATTTTATTGAAAAATATATAAAAATTGTATCATTAGACAAAGGTTTAATACCATTTGATATGTATCCTTTTCAAAAAGAAATGGTTGGTACATTTCACAACAATCGTTTTACAATCTGTAAATTACCTAGACAATCTGGTAAAACAACCACAATGGTTTCGTATATATTACATTATGTTTTATTTAATCAAAATATGAATGTCGCTATACTTGCAAACAAAGCTGCAACTGCAAGAGATATTTTATCTAGATTACAACTTGCATATGAACATTTACCTAAATGGTTGCAACAAGGAATACTATCGTGGAATAAAGGTAGTTTAGAATTAGAAAATGGTTCACGCATAGTTGCAGCCTCAACATCATCAAGTGCAGTTCGTGGTGGTTCATACAATATGATATTTTTAGATGAGTTTGCGTTTGTACCTACAAATATTGCAGAAGAGTTTTTTAGTTCAGTTTATCCTACTATTTCATCTGGTCAATCTACAAAAGTGATTATTGTATCAACACCAAATGGTATGAATATGTATTATAAATTATGGACAGATGCAGAAACAAAAAAGAATAGTTATGTACCGATAGAAGTCCATTGGTCTGAAGTACCAGGCAGAGATGAGAAATGGAAAAAAGAAACGATTGCAAATACAAGTGAAGCACAGTTTCAAAAAGAATTTGAGTGTGAGTTCTTAGGTTCTACTAATACATTAATAAGTGCATCTAAAATAAAAACAATACCTTTAAGAACACCTTTAACATCTAATGCTGGTCTTGATGTATATGAAAAACCTAAAAAGGGTCGCACATATGTGATTGTTGCAGATGTAGCCAGGGGTATTCAAGGTGATGCATCTGCGTTTATAGTTGTTGATGTATCTAAACTACCATATCGTATGGTTGCAAAATATAAAAATAATGAAATAAAACCTATGTTATTTCCTAATATTATTAAGGATGTTGCACTTGCATATAATCAAGCATTTGTTTTAGTAGAAGTAAATGATATTGGTGACCAAGTTGCAAACGCATTACAATTTGATTTAGAGTATGATAATCTAATTATGGCAAGTATGAGAGGTCGTGCTGGTCAAATAGTTGGTGGTGGATTTAGTGGTGGTAAATCACAACTTGGTGTGAGAACAACTAAAGCAGTCAAAAAAATCGGTTGTTCTAATCTAAAAACAATGGTAGAGTCTAATAAGATTATATTAGAAGATTATGATATAGTTGCAGAGATGTCTTCATTTGTTCTTCACGGACAGTCATATCAAGCAGAAGAAGGTCACCACGATGATTTAATGATGTGTTGTGTATTGTTTGCGTGGTTATCTGGACAAACTTACTTTAAAGAACTTACTGATAGTGATGTTAGAGCTAAGTTGTTTGCAGAAAGTCAAAATCAGTTAGAACAAGACCTTGCACCATTTGGATTTTTAGATAACGGTATTGATGACCCTATACCACAAATAGATGAATATGGTGAGAGGTGGACACCAGTTATTAGGAAGTATGATACAAATTGGTAAATGCATCTTCATCAATCAAATCATTATCTTTTTTTAAAAAACAATTATGACAAACTATTACATTGTTATCTATTTGTTCTAATAACAATTTTCTAGTATCTTTTTTTAAACTTTTCTTTTTAGAATCTGCACGAATCTTTCTATCATCTGGATAAAATTTTAATACAACTATTTCAGATTCACCACAATATTTACAAGATTTATCTCTTAACTGTTCGTTAATCCATTTATCTTTTAATCTACGATGTCTTCGTGCAACTTTTCGTATTGTATTACGGTATTTTTGATAATGTTCACTCATATTTATATTTAGACTTGGTATAAAAACAAACATACAAAAAATGATTTTTTATAAATATA